GCCTACTCCTGTATAGGGGTGTGCTGATGTTTTGGTAATTACTTTAACTTCAAACGATATAGGAGAAGATGCACTTCCCCAGTCTGATTTGTAGTCTTTACCTCTAGTTCTTTCTACTGTACCAGCTTGTCCTGATGTATTCTGTGTGCCTGTAGCATTAACACCAGGCAGATCAATATTTGCTGTACCATTAAAACTAACACCACCAATATTTCTTGCAGTTTCTAACGCTGTTGCAGTTGCTGCGTTTCCTGTGGTTGAACCTGATGTTCCTGAAGTATTACCTGTTACATTTCCTGTAATGTTTCCTGCAAAAGTTCCTGATAATACATCTGTGCTTGAGTTAAAAGTTAATCCTGATGCTGTCTTTGGACCTAAATCCCCAGTCGCTGCCGTTGTAAACAAGGGAAAACAAGTAGTGTCTGAGGATTCATCTGCAACAGTAATTGCAGTAGGTACATAACTTGTAGATGCTTTTGCATCTAGTTGTGTTTGTATGTTTGAGGAAACATTGTTTAAGTATCCAAATTCTGTATTTGATATAGTGCCATCATGTATTTTAGATGCGTCTATTGCTGCACTTGTATTGACATCTGCATTGACTATAACCCCTGTGCCAATAGCCGATGTTCCTGTAACATTGCCTGAACCATCAAAAGATGCTGATGTCCATGTAACATCTCCAGTCATGCCTATTGTGCGACCTGTAGCTAGAGCCGTTGCCGTACTTGCATTTCCTGTTACAGCTCCTGTTACATTACCTGTTAGGTTTCCGATAAACCCACCACCACCTGTTATAGTTCCTGAAGTGGTTAAACTGGTTGCTGTAACTGCTGGTAAGTTAGCTGCTAAATCTGTAATTGTTAATTTAAAGTTTGACCCTGAATAAGCAATAGCAAATACAGATTCTGTATTAGGGGTTGTTACTGCTGTTAAATCTGTAAACTTTTGTGTTGCCATTTATTGTTCAGTCCATGTTGTCGTTGATGTAGCTGGAGCATCTTGCCAGTCATCAGGAGCTATAACAACTCCCCCTTCTTGTTGAAACAGTAATCCTGTTTCTGTTACTAATAAATCTAAATTATCTTCTGTTTCAAAATATCCTTCTGATGTATTTTGTATAACACTCCATGTTGTTGCACTTGATGAAACAATAGTCCAGGTAGTCATTAATATAATCCGTAGTCAATTCTTGTTACAGGTGCTGTGCCTGAGTGTCTATCTCTTTCATTAGAATCTATAATATCTTTTTTGGCTCTATCATAATACCCTGCCCATACATCAATCCTTTTATCATTCATAAGATAAGGTTCTGCTTCTACCAATGCCCCATATAAATAAACATCAGGGTGATGGGTAAGCATATCATTGGTTGTATTAGAGTCTGACAAAGGAGTAAATGTTTTGTAATAAGCTATTTCTATTTCATAAATTCCGTCAGGGATAGGTCTTATTTGTATGTCATTGCCTTTGATTGAATAGGCTTTTGGGCAACCTGTTTGGCTACCTGCTTGTAATCTATCCATTATTTCAGGCGTTAAAAATTCTAAAGGTGTTTTTGTATCTGTGTTAAGTTTTATGTTACGCATAGCAACATAGTTATCAGGTAAAGTATAATACTCAGTATTAGCTATCGTATTAGCTGTTACTCTAGTTTCCATTCTTCTTATTTTAAAATCTCTTTTATGTCTTGTTTCAGCTAAAGCAATAAAGTCAGGGATTATATCTGTTAAATCTTCTCTGTCTAACCAGTTTGCTATAGATGTTTTTAGTTCTGCGTATGTTGATATTGCCATTATATTACTCTACTGGTTGTTTTTAAGTATCTATAGTCAGGACTGTTTAATAGTTTTCTGACTGCTGGTGCATGATTTTTATTATATAAATCTACACCAAACTTGTTCTTCCATTCATAATAGATTGTAACAGGAATCCTTGCAGATAATCGAAGTTCATCTTTTATACTGTGGTCTTCCTGCTGCAATCTTTTGTTTTGGTCGAGTAGCTTTGTTAAGTCTTTTGACTTATGTTGTATAGCACCAGTGCCATCGGCAGAATGAAAATGAAATGTTTGTCCATCTCCTAACTTTCTACTCATTATTCACTAAGCTCCTCTACAAAAACATTAGCTGTACTACTTGCAACAATAGCTGCAAGTTTGTCAGCGTTATCTATTTTAAAAGTCTTAGGTTCATTAGCTACTAAACGGATACCAGTATTAACGGCTGCTGTTGGTGTTTTACCAAATGCAACAAAAACACCAGTAGTGTCAGAAGTAACTCTTACATAAGTTACGCCATCACTAAAAGCATCTGTCCTTTGCGTTCCTGTCTGATTAACTGTTCTAGTATGATTGACTATGACTCTTTGTCCAAAGCTCCAATTACTCATTCTTATCTCCTAACTACAAATGTTACACATAGTTTTTTTGCACCTGAAGATGCTCCGTCTGTAATCATTTCGATTGTTCCACCTTCTTCAACTCTGTTAGCTGCTGTAGGTTCTGCTGAATCAACAGTACCTGCTGCCGAGCCTGAGTGTGCAACTGTAATGCCACCACCTGTAATAGCAGTGCCATCAATTTCAAAACTGATTGCAGCGTTAGCTGATGTAATTGCACCTTGTAAAGCAGTAATAATTTTAATGATTTTACCACCGTCATATACAGGGACGAATGTGCTTGATGCTGTTGATACACTAGCTATTTCGCCATATATAAAATAATCATTTAATGTTCTCATTAAATTTCTCCAATCTTAATAACCCTCGTTCCGAAGCGATACCTTCTTCAAGGTCATTATTAAATGTATCTGAGTGGGGTAGGAAACCACGCCTACCCCTAACAATAACCTTATGGGGTTATGAAATGTTTAAGTTATGATGTTGTGCAATCTGCAATTTTAGCTGATGCTTTCTCGTTTTTAGAAACAAGAGTGTATTCAACTAATAATTGTTTGATTTCAGCATCACCAGTTTTTGCTAAGTCTTGTACTTGAAAAGGTCTCACCATAGCAGTTGACCACATTTCTGTGTCCACTATCATAGTTGTTCTTCCTGAGCTTCTCAAGATTCTGTCAGCTACTACTCTAACTTCACCGAAGTCAGAAACATAAACATCAATAGTAGCCACTAGACTTCTATCTTCTGCCATGTCCATACGAGTAGAGTTACCAGTAAAGCCTGATACTTTTTGTTTGTTGAATGAACCAACTAACATTAAGTCAGGATTACCTCCTTCGTCAAAACAAGATTTAAGACTTGATTTGACTAGTGCTTCAGTTAAAACTCTTTGAGTTCCGTCTGTAACTGCACCAGTTGTACCGTGTGTAGAACCACCAGCTCCATGAGAGTCGTTAGTATTACACCATGCTTCGTATCCTCTAAGTCTACGACCTGTGCCTGATGAACCAACCGTTGCAACATTAACACCTGTTAAGTCGAACTCCATATCACGTTTTAGTTCTTTACCAGCTTTAGCTATTTGATAAGCCATCTCTGATGTTACACCAGCTTTAGAAACAACTTCTTGAGTACCAGTAACTACAACAGGTTTCGTAGAAATCTGAGTATAGTTAAGTAATTTAGAAGTAGCAACTAATTGTCTTGAAGGAGCATTGTCTCCCTCCATTACCACGTTAGTTGCTGCTGCTACTAGTGAGTCTGTTTGCCATTCGTGTAGTGTACCAGCACAGTTGCCTGTACCAATAGAAGACATGAATGGCGTATCTGTTGGCGAGATGTTATAAATAACATTTGCCAAATCTTCCCTCTTGTCATTCGAGTCGAAGGTTTCATATGCGTCTGCGTATATTGCCATTTTTGATTACCTATTTAAAAAAGTTTTGTATTAGGCTTATCCTTTCAACAAACTTTCAATAACGCTTTTAGCATCATTGACGTGTCCTGATTTTCTAAGCCTTGCTCTTTGTGCTTTAATCTTATCAGACCTATTATCTTCTTTAGTTTGAGGTGTCCCAGGCTTTTGCATTTTGGGTATTACTTTCTGCTTCTTCTTAGAGATTTTACTTTTAAGAAGTTCGTTATATTTTCTAGCATCGTTTAATACTTTAATACTTCTAGCATCCATTAACATATCAATTTCCTGTTCACTAAAACCTTCAGACATTGCAAAGTTTTTTACATCTGCTTTTAGTTTAGTTCCTTTAACTGGGTCTACCCATTCAGGTAATTTTTCTGTTAATATTTTTATCTGAGACTCTCTTGCTTTAACAAGACTGGCTTCATATTCCTTTTGATTGGTTGCTGCAATCCTTGCTTTTTCTTCTGCTAGTTTTCTCTTACTATCTTGCAAATCTCTTAAAGCATCTTTTTGCTGCATATAAGCCATTGGGTCATCTTCCTTGAGTTTATTCCAATCAACATTTGCGAACTGAGAAATTTCGTAATCTGTTGAATCTCCTAATTGCTCTAAGGCTTGAGAGTATCGCTGTCTTTCTTGTTGAGTCGTAGCTAATTCTTCATCAGCTTTTCTTCGTTGCTCTGCCAATACTTGACTTTTTCTTGTGTAATCAGCTTGTCTACT